AAGGAAAAATTCCTCGATAAGGCTTTGTATAATATCGATTTGCATCCAGCAACTGACTTCGAAAGAATGCGTGACTTGAACCTTGCTGAAAAACGCGGTTCTGTTATTGGTACTCTTTCTCAGTTCCTTCCAACTTCTTCTAACATCAAACCAGGTGCTGAAGAACTTGCTCCTATTTTCTCTAAGCAATTCTTCATGGAGAAAATTCTTGGTATGTCTACTCAGGATATTCTCTTAAATAACAAGATGCTTGAATCTGAAATTAAACAGATGAGAGAAGAAGCAGAAGCTGCACAGGCTGAAGGTGGAGAATCCCCAGATGCTGAAGGCGGTGGCGGAAGCGATTTAGGTTTCTAATAGAAAATTTAGAATATAAAAGAAAAACCGGTTTTAACGACCGGTTTTTTAAATTCTATATTTTTATCTATTAGGTGTAGATAACTTCGAATGTAGAATAGCTGAATGTGCAGCTTCTGGTAATCTTGGAGTCGCCGTTCTGGTCAAGAGAGACGTTTGCAATGGTCTTTGGCCATACACGATAGAGTCTCCACTTAACTGGGAGAAGTTCCTTAAGAGTAGAATCGTAAAGAAGAACCTCAACAGTTGCACAGTAACGGGATGCGAAGTTAGAGAATGCACCACCAGTGATATTGTTAGAAGAACCACCAATATCGTCCTGGAAACCTTGGTTCATGAGAAGGTTAGACCAACGGTGCAATGCGATAGAAATCGATGTGTCCTGGAATTCGTCCCACTGAACTTCGAATGTTCCACTAACAGTAGCCTTACCAGGATAGAGAAGCTTTGTTCCCATGTATTGGGTATCAAGTTCACCAAAGTCCTTCTGTGGTAATGATGCTGTTCTTGCTTTAATCATTAAGTCGTCAGAATCGAGAAGCTGTGCTAATGGAGATTCTGATTCATACAAAAATCTAACCTGGAATAGATAGGCTTTTGCAAGGTCAGGTAAATTAGCGAGCTGACCCCATACGCTCATGCTTGTATCAAACTTTTTTGTTGCCATAATAGGTTATCTCCTTATAAATTTTAATTCTTTATTATTTATAGAAAAAAATATGGAAAACAAAAATTCTTGATATTTTTATAAAAAATAGAAAAAATCTAAAAGTTTTTATAAATAATTATATAATCAAATCGTGAGTGAGTGAAAATTAAGGTTTATCAACGTTCATTTAAGGTTTATTCAATTTATTAGGAGAAAAAATGGCAAAATATTCTACTCCGGGTATAAGATTTACGGAAATTGATAATAGCATCCGTGCCGAAGCCGCTCCAGGTATGGGTATCGGTGCTATTGTTATGAAATCTAACAAAGGCCCAGTTAATCAGCGTGTTGTTACGCGTAATTATAATGAATTTACAGAAATTTTCGGTGAGCCAGAGACTTTGACCGACTATGGTCACTTTGCTGCTGAAAACTATTTTGCAAATTCTACTCAGATGTATGCCGTTCGTGCTACTATGGGTGACGAACAGTATTCACAGATTCAGTTCGCTTATAACGGTGCACCAGTCACTGCATCCAATAAGTCTAAAGATACAGCTAAGTTCATTTATGTCAATAACCAGACTGACAATAACTTAGTTCTTTTGTCTCCGATTTCTGCAGTTAGCGATTATACCAACATGATTGGTGCTTCTGCTGACTGGCAGTTAGACAAGGACGGTCAAGAAGGTTATGCTCTTAAGCAAGAAGCATACTATGGCACTTTCTGCGATATTTTAAGTGAAAGTGAAGACCTTATCATTTATAAGGCAAAGAATGATGCCGCTGGTGAAGCAGGTTGGGATGGAAACGTCACTGAAAGAGGTGTTCATGTCATTTACCCAACTTCTGTCGACGTAAACGGTAATAATCCGCAGCTTGAAACCAAACTCTTGCTCACAGATAATGCATGGGACTTCGGTTCTGCAAATTCTGCATTCTGCGACATTAAGAAGAGAAATACCTTGTATCAGACAACAGTTAGCATTCCTGCTTCTGCTACTTTGAACAAGAAGCAAGTTAATGTTACATTCTATGGTAACTATTCTGCAGTTTCCGGTTGGACAACATCTGGTGTTATGTATCAAGACATCTTCAAGGACGATGTTTTCTACGGTAACTTCAGTGGTGATTGGGAAGGTGCTGAAGCTGGTTATGGCTATGTTGATGCAATGCGTATGGAAGTTATGGACTGGGATGACCCAGATATTAAGAAGACATATTACATTGATTCTAAGCCATTTGAAGACGCTGCAGGTGGTGAACATGGTAAGAAGACACAGACATTCGGTGTCAAATATACAGAATTCTTTGCTGTAGACCCTAACTATGCACTCGTTAGCTATGAACCAGATCCTGCAAAGGATTTCGACCCAGGTTCTAATACTGAATTATTCGTTCTTAGTGCAGTTTCTGCAATGTATAAGAGCACTGAAGGAAAGGCTGCTAAGTATGGTAACGATGAAATCAATGAACGTACTCCGCATGACGTTATTATTGATATGCTCGATGCTTATAGCTGTAACGATATTTCCGATATTAATAATTACTACTACCTAAAGTATTTCGATGCTGTTGGTCAGTGCATTGTTGAAAAGATTATTAAGGAAGGACCAGACCAGCTTGGTGACGGTATTGACCTCTCTAAGGGTGATGGAAAGCATATTGAAAAGTACCTCTTCTGGTTATATGCTGCAAAGGGCGAAAACAAGCTTACAAAGTCTCCTGTTTACATTGCAGAAGATACAGAATTGGTTGCTCTTCCAATCCAGAAAGATTACTATTATCAAGACCCAGTAACTGAAGAAAAAGTTGTTTTGAACAACATTGTTGCACAACCTTCTTCTTATATCTTTAATTCTGTTGATAAGACTTATGCTGATGGTTATACAGTCAAGACAGAAGCTGAAGATGAACCAGGTAACGGCGATATTGAACAATATAACTCTGTCTTCGATGACCAGTTAGTTATTGCTTCTATCGGTCCTGGTAAGTATGGTGATGATATTGGTGTTTCCATTATTACTACTGAATGTTCTGAAATCGAAGCATTGAAGAATCAGTATGCATTTAACTGGAAGTATTCTTATGACGATGAAGATCGTGTTAACAACGATACTTCTGACTATACCACTAACCCAATGGACTTGACTTGGAAAAAGGTTTTCAGAATTAACGTTTACCTCAAGTCTAAGACTCAGACTGCTGAAGCAGCATGGGGATTCGGTATGGATGCACTTTCTAAGGAACCTGCAGAATCTTGGTTTGTTTCTACTGACCCGTATGCAAAGGATGGTGAAGGAAATAGCCTTTATGCTCCGACTGTTATTAACGGCCACTCTGAATATATCTACATTTCTCGTTCTTCTGTCAACAAGGCAATCAACGGTGTAGGTAAGTATGAACAGCCAAAGCAGACCTTCGCAATTTATGGTTTGACTGGTGGTAAGAATTCCGAAAAGAACAATATTTCTGAAAAGACCGCTGCATTAGCACTCTATTCTGATAGACGTCGTGCACCGTTCGATATTCTCTTCAACGTCGATGCAATCGATACATTCAATGGTCGTCAGCGTTACAACGCTCACCAGAGAAAGATTGCTCAGATTGCTGCTTCGAGAACTATGGATATTGGTGTTGTTCAGGTTACATCTAAGAATGCAAAGACTGCTAAGCAGATGCTTTCTGAATCTAAGATGTTCAACTTCAACAATGGTTCTTACATCGCTGAATACGGTGGTTACGATAAGTATTACAACGGCACACTTGCTTCTTGGATTTACTTACCTAAGTCTGTTGCTGGTGCATGTGCTATGGCATACTGCGATACCTTCTCTTATTCTTGGATGGCTCCTGCTGGTGTTGCTCGCGGAACGATCAACTATACCAATGGTCAGTTGCTCAAGTTGACAGATGATGAAATCGGCTTGCTTTATGACAATAACGTCAATACTACTCGTGATTGTGGTAACTACGGTGTTGTTCTTTGGGGTCAGAAGACTGCTCTCAAGAAGAACAGCTTGCTCAATAGAATTAATGTCCGTCGTTGCTTGAACTTCATCGAAAAGCGTCTCGAAAACATGATGACTCCTTACCTCTTCATGCAGAACAGTGTTAATACTCGTGCTTCCGCAAGAAACGATATTGACTCTTTCTTACAGAGAGTTAAGTCTGCTGAAGGTATCGACCGCTATCAGTTGAGCGTTACTCAGGACCCAGAAGATCCAACAATCATGAACGTTAACTTGATTGTTTACCCAACAAGTGCAATCGAATTCATTGATGTTAAGGTCATTATTAACCGCTCTACAGTCACTGTTACTGAAGAATAAGTTAATAAAATATAGAATTAAAGACACCAGTTT